TACCATCAGACAAAAACTTTAACCCATTTACAGTAATTGCTCCATTCGTCGTCCCCACCAGCAAATCCCCCCCGCTGGTGATGCGGGCGCGTTCGGTGGTGCCGCCTGCGTTAAACGCCAAAAATCCCGCAGATTCGACAACTATATCCGTTGAGCCGCTACCACTACCCGCAGCGTAAGTGGTAATAGCGCCAGCAGCCGTTCCGGCACTGTTGCGAATTCCCAATCCACCGCTTCTGGTTGCAGTTGCATAAGAGGTAATTGTTGCCGCATAAACAGAAGTACCACCAACAAGCAAATTCCCACTCGCATCCAGCGTCATCGCCTGCGTAAACGAGATCGCGTTGCCTGCGGTGCCGGAGGGGGCGGTGTACCACGAATGCACCCCGCTCTCCAATGCATAACGGGCGGCCTCCCCGTCATTGCCGTATTTCCAAACAGTCCCGGATGAGTAAGTCGGATAGCTGTTGTTGGATAACCAAACCTGCTCATTGCTAGTCAAAGAAACAGTCGCTGCAGACAGGCCAGAGCCTGCTTTTCCAAGTTCAAACGACTTGTAGTACGTTGCACTAACCGCACTCGGCGCCAGCCCCAAGGCGAGGTTGCCGGAGGAGTCGAGGCGCATGTGTTCTGTGCCAGCCCCACCCACGAATCGCCACTGACCATTAGAGCCCGTTCCAATGTTGTATAGCGTTGCAACACCGCCAGAGCTAAGTTCCCAGTAGTTCGGTGTACCTCCGGATTGGTTGTAAGCCAAAGAAATAAACGGGGCTAATCCACTAAAGATTGCGTTACCAGCAACGCCAAGTTTTGTGAGTGGCGAACTCGTCCCAATCCCCAGCCCGGTGCTGGTGAGGCGAGCCTGTTCGGAGCCGTTTAAGTAAAATGTTTGAAATGGATTACTTGGTGCAACTACATTTGTTCCAAAATAACCAATTTCAGTGTAATTGCTTGCGTCATACGCAGCTTTCAATTGATAGTTAATTTGTCGGGTAACAGTCAAAGTGTTAAAGTCAAACGCCATTCTTGCGGCTGGGCTAGACCCAACAATAAACGTGCTTCCATCAAACGTCAGCGCACTCCCGCTCGTCGCCACCTTGCTGCCGTTGAGGTACAGGACGCCGTTGGCGGTGCCTGCGCTGATGATCGGGTTGTTGCTCAGGGTCTGCACACCCGTGAACGTCTGGGCCACGTTGATGCCGGCCAGCGTCATGTTGGTGTCAGGCACCGTCAAGACACGGGTCGCTCCTGCACTGACACTGCTGGCCTCAAATCGGAACTTGCGCGTGCTGTCGGCGTTGTCCTCGATCACCAGGTTCGTGTCGGTGATGGTCAGCGGTGGCAGCACGCTGACGGCTTCCAGCGCCGTGCCAGAAGAGTTGACCGTGACGAGCTTGGTCGCATTGCCCGACAGAGTCGGCAGCTTGTCGAAACCAGTCGAGATCGAAGCAAGCTCGGCCCGCATGGAGGCCGAAGTTGCCGGCGCGCCGGTCGCGGGGAATGCTCCTCCGTTGTAGTACGAGTTGCTCATCGAAGTCCTCTGCGCATGCTGTAGTGAAGAATGACCGAGTTGATCGTGAACGGCGCGTAGTAGTCCGAGCTACACGCGATCTGCACGGCGATGTTCTCGCCCGTGCCAACCACCTCGACCTCAGACGGCGCAAGCGTGCGGCCGTCCCAAACAAAACTGTCCCAGTTGACGTTGTCCCAGAAGCTCGCCGCCAGGTTCGTCGAGTAGGACTCCTGCAGGCCCTGTGGCACCTGCGTCGAGGCGTAGGCCAGGGAGTAGTTGAACGAGAACTCAGCGTAGGCAGTGCCGTCGACTTCGAGAGATGCCCGGCGCCAGCGCTTGAGAATCCGCGGGGACTTTGCAAAAGCGTAGGTCAGGATGATCGACGCGCCGATCTCGTCACCATCGAACGAGGTGCCCACGTCCAGCCGGTACACGCGCCCGTCGGTTGATCCAAAGAACGCCGTCTCGGATCCATCAGGGTCTTCCCCGTCGCACATGCAGGTCACGGCGTCAGGGAACTCCACAGGCATCGAGCCCATGTACTTGCCGTTGAACAGGGTCGCGTAGATGCCGGACCCGTCGCTGAAGAAGACGCGGTACTGCGACTTCTCCCGGTTCACGCCCGAGGCGGTCACCTTGTTGCGGCGCTGCTGCACGAACGGGCGGATGTTCAGCGTCAGGGCCGAGGCATCGAAGTTGCCGTAGTTCAGCGTCGTCTTCAGGTTCATGATCCCCCGGTCGTCGAACGCAAAGCTCGACACCAGGTTCTGTGCGCTGTACGGCTTGGCCCCTGTGCCCACGTTGTAGGACACCAGGTTCCAGTCGGCGGAGCTCGTGCCGTACAGCATGAAGGTGTTGTCATCGGCGTAGATCGCCATGGCGCCCGTTGACTGGTCGCCAGGCAACACGAGGAACGACGTCACGCTGTCGATCAGAGCGATCTCGCCAGCGCCAAAGATCGGACTCCACACATACGGGTCGCCGATGGCCGAGTGCTGCACCGAGCTGCCAAAGCTAAGGAACAAGTGGCTCTTGTGAAACGCGATGTGGTTCGGCCTGTCGTCCGCCATGCCGGTGCTGATCGGCACATAGACCTGCTGCACGAAGTCGAACTCGAAGGCCCTGTTGACGCCGTCGCAGCCGTACAGCCTGGTCGTGTTGACGTTGCCACCAAAGTTGGCCACCACCGTCTCCACACGTCCATTGGGCAGGGCCGTAATGGCCGTCTGAGCCCCGCCCGCGTGCGCGTGGGTGGTAGACCCTATCCGAAGGTTTTCGCCGGCCTGGAACGTGCCGGTGACCGAGGCAAAGATCAGCCGGCCTGCGGCGTCGTTGCCGGACCAGGATCCCGACTCGAGCACCACTCGCTTGATGGTGGCCGTTGCGCCACTGGTCTGCCCGGTGATCGTGTTGCCGTCGACCAGGGCGATCGTGCCATTGATGAACGACATCTCGAAGCCGTAGGGCACGGCCGTCCACCCAGACACAGAGGACTTGTACATGGCCAGCGCAGTGCCGCCGACGTTGTCACGCCAGGCATACACCACGCCGCCGTAGTAGGCCACGCCGCGGATCGAGCCCGAGCCTGGCACCGTGCCGATGTCGGCCCGATAGACGTCGGCCGCAAGGTTGAGGTACTGCGCCGACTGCTGCGATGTCAGCGGCGTGGCAGGCCCCAGCGCAGTCACAGTGCCCTGGCCAACACCCCCGACGTTGATCGTCTCGCCGGCCGTGAACGTGCCGGTGGCTTTGGTGTAGGCGACGGTCGATCCGCTGACCAGGAACACGACACCAGTCGCGCCAGAGGTGGCGCCGGTGATGGTGTTGCCAGCCGCAATAGAGCCAGTGATGGCGGCGGTCAGGGTGCTGTAGATCGCGTCCGATGGGCTGGGCCTGCCGTCGAACCGCTCGTAGCCGGCGATGCGCGTGTAGCCGCCGGTGATGGAGCACTCGAAGTTGACCGCAGTGCGCGCCACGCCGGGTGGCAGCGACAACAATGGCGTGACCAGGTCAAGGCCGCCACCAAGGGTGATGAGCTCGTACTGGACCTTGGGAAGCTGAGCCTGTTGCATGTTGCGACTTAAGCCAGCGGGTTCCCCAGATACAGCTCAGGGAGCTGCTCTCGCTCAAGCTGATTCATCAGCCGGCTGAACTCGGTGTTGCCCTTGCTCAGCACCTCGGGCGCAGCCTCGAACAGGCCGTAGAACTGCATCGCCTTGTAGACGATGGCCAGGTGCAGGTGCTCAGGCATGGCAGGCACATCAGCGTCCGCAGTCATTGACGTCGGCAGAACCTGGTACTCACCGCTGATCAAGTACACGTCGTCGGGGATCTGGCCCAGCATGACGGCCTTGCCGTTGGGCTTGATCGCAAAAACCACGGGCCGGCCGTTGACCTGCACGTTGAAGCGGTAGGTGTTGCGGAAGACCTGGTACTCCCATTCCACCAGCCACTGCTCGTCCTGCACCCCGATGCTCTTCTTCTGGCAGCGGAAGGTGTCCTTCCACCAATACCGAAGGTCGGTCATCAGCGTGCTGGTGACTGTGTTTGTAACAGTCGCCGGCAGATAGTCACCAGTGCTGGCGACTGTCTCGAACGTGAACGGCTCGCGCATCCAGTTCCAGTTGTCGTGCATGCCCTGAATCTCGACCCATGCGTCGTTGGTCCAGTTCACGAGCTTCTGGTACATGCCTGTCTGACCCAGAACAGAGGCGGGGCCGCCACCGGCGACACCGCACTCGACGGCCAGACGTTGCGCGAGCTGCAGGTAGTTCATCTATCAGACCGGCTGCGACAACAGCTTCTTGAGCCAGGGCACACCCATCCGAGGGTTCGGGTCGTGCATGACCTGGAAGGGGTAGGTCAATGACAGCACGTTCTCCTCTTGGAAGCCCATGCTGCCGTCCTGATTGACGATCTTGCGCTGGCGCACACGCGACTGCTTGGCATTGGCCAGTACAGCAATGTGATACCTGCGCAGCTTGGCGGTGTCGCCTCGGACCACCATGCGGTAGTCGCCGTTGACGTTGACCTCGACGAAGCTGGGCTCGTTCTCGTTGCCCGGCTCGTTGAAGTGAACCTCAAGCTCGTCTCGCATGAAGGACTCTTCGTCAAGCTGGTCGGCGCGGATGACACGATCGGTGTCGATCTCGATCCCGCCTGGCGCTGAGGCCTCGGCCGCGGGCGTGACCCGGTTGACGATGTCCACGTCCTCGGACGCGACGGACTTGCTGCGTTCGTAGCTGTTGACGGTGCGACTGGTCATGGTGAAGTCTCCTAGTGTTCAGGGGTGGGGGCCACCCGAAGGTGACCCCCTGCCGACTTAGGCAGTCAGCGGGTTAGCCGGCACGGTGGCCAGGTTGTAGAAGGTGTCCGTCACGCCGGACGCCGACAGGTCGGTCGAGCCGGGAGTGAAGGTCGTGCCAGCCGTCAGCGCGATGCGCAGAGCGGCGACCGGGCACACGCCGGCGGGGGCGTCGGGGAACATCAGAGCCACGCGGCCAGCAGCCAGCTCGGCAGAGTCCACGATCGGGCCCGGGACGATCGACACAGCGCCGCTGGTGTTCAGGCAGATCAGGTAGATCCGCGTGGAACCATTGACGCCACCCGTGAAGCCGCCGTTGACGTTCTGGATACCGCCGGCAGCCGCCTGGTACACCGACGGGCCGCTATAGCTGATCGCGATGTTGTCGGTCGCGCTCTTGCTGTAGAACCGGCCGTCGATCACGAAGGTGACCGTGTTGGCGTTCTGGATGGTGTTGGCGTTGGTGCCTTCGGCCCAGCCGCCGCTCGACAGACCGGCGGTAAAGCCGGAAGAGAGGGAGAGATTGTCAGACATGGTCAGAGTTCCTTTCAGTCAGTGACGATCGCAGCCACGGTGGCCGCGTAGTTTGTGTCGCCAACGCCCGTGTCGGCATCCAGCTTGGCCGCTACGGCCTGCAGGGCGTCGACCACGGCCGCCAGCAGGATCGCCAGTTCTTGACGATCGCCGGGGCCAGCGAGGGCGTTGACACGTTGCTTGACAGATTCGATTGGCATATCGGTTCCTTTTGGTTCGCTAGGGCTTGCGCCCTAGCGTGTCATCACAGAGCCGAGCAGGCGGACTCGATCCGCACCATCCAGTTCTCGTTCAGTCGCACCGCGTTCTTGTAGAAGTTGGCGCCGACATATCCGAACTGGCCCATAGGATTGGCGTGCGTGATCTGCTTTGCAGGCAAGTAGATCGGCTGGATCGCGCCCATGCCCTTCAGAGCGACCTGACCCCAGGCTTCCTGAGCAACCACCATGATGGGGTAGACGTCAGCCGTGGTGCCGGAGGTGCCACCGTTGGACAGGAAGGTGCCCGCAGTGATCGAACCGCCGGCCGACAGGAACGGCTTGAAGTACGGCGAGGTGATGATGCGGAAACGCTCCACCGTGCCGACCTCACGCTCGTGCGTGGGCTTCTGCTGACCGTAGCGAGCCACGGGCACGAAGTTGGCCAGGTTACGGAAGTCGGCTTCCATGTCGGTGTGGATGAACACCAGGTAGCCAGGCTCGACGGCGGTCGTGCCGAAGTTGACCGAAGAGGCCAGCTTCTCGGTCACGAGCTGAGCGTGCGCAGCCTCGAGCTGACGGGCAGCCTGACGCAGCTTGTTCAGCGTGATGCCGGTGTTCACCGACGTGCGGGCAGAGCCGTTGGCGTACACGACGTTCGTGCCACCGCGGACCACACCGTAGGAGATCAGCTCCTCGATGCTGGCCATGTGCTCGCCAACCAGCTTGACCATGTCGCCGGGGATGTCGTCCTCGTACATGGCTTCAGCCTTGGAGCTGAGCTTCATCAGCACGCCGTACTGCTGCACGGTCACCTGCACGTCCTGGTAGGCGATGGTGCGAGCACCAGGGGTCACGCCTTCTTGCAGCAGGTAGTTGCTGGCGGTGATGCTCGGGGCACCGTTGGAGCCGGCGTCGATCGGCAGAGCGCGACGGAACACGACCGTGTCGGTCTTGTTCTGGGGGATCTGCTTCTGCGAGCCGAAGGTGCTCAGCACCTTGATGGGCATGGCGTGCTTGAGCATCTCGCGCTCCGCCATGATGAGGTTCCGGGAAGGAACAAGGGAATAGGTCTGCATGATGGGTTACCTTTTCTGTCGATCAAGTTCGTCCAAGTAGCGCCAGTACTCGTCGGGCGTCATGTCCTCCACGGCCTTCTGACGCACGTTGGCGCCGGATCTGCCGGAAGGAATCGCCGCCGCCGAATTCAGGCGCTGCGTCCTTTGAGTCGAGGCTGAGCTCGTGGCTTCGGTGTGCAGGTCCAGCAGGCGCACAGCGTCTTGCGGGCTGTCGCTCGCCGCAAGCATCTGAACTTCCCGCGGCTGACGCTGCAGCCATCCCATGAACTCAGTCGTCCGTACTCGGTCTTGCCAGCCAGGATGTCGGACTTCGACGGCCATCTCAGATCGCAGGCGCTGCATCTCTTGCGGGGTCACCCCTGCTTGAGCTGGTTGCTGTTGCTGCGCCAAGCGCTGCTCCAGCGAACTCAGCCGCTCGTTCAGAGCGGACTCCATCGCCTCCGCGAACTCGGGGTAGTCCGACTTCAGCCTGGCCATCGCCTCCGGGTTGCGCTGCGCGTCGCGAATTTCCGTCGCGGTTGGCGCGTCGCCGCCTTTGGCAGAGACCTGCTGGGCCGTCTGAAGCTGCTGCTTCAGTTGACTACCGAGTCCACCGATGTGGCCTTCGGCATTCCTCAAACGCTGCGTGACCTGAGACAACATCGTCTCGAGGCCAGCGATCTTGTCCAGCAGGACTTGGTCACCCGTTGGCGCCGCGGCGTCACCTCCCTTGGTTGCGTCGGCCGGATCAGCATTGTGATTTGCGGCGGGCGCGGGGTCGGTGGATGCGGAAGCGGGTGCGTCGTTTGCAGGAGGCTCGGCATCAGCGGCCGGCGCACGGCCGGACTCTTCTGCATCGAGCTGTTCCCAGATCTTTTGCGCGTCTTCCTGACTTGCTGTTCCTTGTACTTGCATGTTGATGTCGTCTCACTTCGGTGTGGTCACTCAGGACCTTGTTCGTCGACGCCGCTCAGTTCGTCGGGGTCGACTGCGGGACTCAGGCTGGCCCTTTCGGCCAGGCTGAGAATTCGTTTCAGCTCTGCGATCCCACCGCGGATCTGAGCTGTTTTCTCTGCGCTGAAGGATGGTGAGTCGTTCAGCTCACGCAGCTCCTGGAGTCTTTCCTCCAAGGTCTGCGTCAGCCGCTTCCACGTCGTGCTGCGGAAGTCCTCAGCTTTCAGCAATCAGAGCTCCAAACAAAAAACGGCGCCCTTTTGGGGCGCCGCTCAAACTTCTCAAGGAGAGTAGGTCAGCGCTGCAAAGACACTGACCCGGGCCGAAATATACATCATTGAAATACCGGGAGGCAAGCCTCATCGCGACATCATCCTGCCCATGTTCACGATGAAGCCGCCGGACTGCACGCTGCCAGCACCCGGCGCGGCTGCCGTGGAGATGCCCTGCACAGCCACCACCGGGGGCGTGAAGCCGATCCCCTGCACTGCGATGGCAAACGGGTTCAGCATCAGACCCTCGTCACCGTGGTCGTCGAGCCGACGGTGGCCATCGTCTGGCTGATGGCGCCTGCGCTGCGCGCCAGGGGTGTGACCACGAGGTCAGAGCCCAGGCCGTGCAGCAGGGCGATCTCGTCGATCATCGTGCCCGGGTCAGCGCCCACCGCAGTGGGCGAGGCGGTCGTCGAGACGGTCACCGTGTCGTCGACCTGGGTGATCGACTGGCTCACGCCGCCAGCAGATCGTGAGCTCGGCGCGACGGTCAGCGCCTGCGGTGCCAGCCCCTGCAGCAGCCAGACCTTGTACAGGCTCAGCGCCTGGGCCTTGGTGATGAGGTAGGACTCCAGCGCCACCGTGGGCGCGTAGAAGCTGCTGGCGTTGGTGAGCAGCGACGGGGTCAGCGTCTTGGACGTCGTGACCGCAGGCGCAAAGAAGGCCTGCGTGCTGAAGGTGTTCGGCCCGACGTAGCCGGGCGAGACGTAGCCGTCGTCGACGTAGCCCTGCGGCAGCAGCGTGACCGCGCCTGGCGCGACCGTGGGGCTGTAGAAGGCCTGGGTGTTGGTGTAAAGGTCAGGTGCCAGCGTCTGCCCAGGCGCGGCCTGCGTGACCGTCGGCGCGTAGAACGTCTGAGCGTTGACAGCCAGGTCGGGCGCGATCGTGTAGCTGGCCGTCGCCGTGGCGGCGTAGAAGGTCTGGTTGTTGG